TGGTCTCGAGCATCCGCTCCACGGCTTGAGGGCTGGGCGGCATAGGCCGGTACAGCCGTTCAGGATCAGGGTAACGCTCCGGGACCTGGAAGGCCAGCGTCATCCACGGGTTGAAGTAGCCACCCGGCCTGACGCGCGGCAGCTTGTGCGCGGTGTCGGCAGCGTCGGCAAAGCGAGCGGCGACTTCCTTCGCTGTCCAGTCGGTTCGGGTGTCAGCCATGGCGCTTTCCTCCCTCTCCGTAGAGGCGCTCACCCAGCCTGTGCACGAACTGCTTTTCAACCCAGTCCAGCCGGTCGTCCTCTTCGGAGACCACCAGGATGTGGTCGTTGCGCCAGCCTTCGCGTTTGACGGCATCCAGATCCGGCGTGGTGGGCTGCAGATTGCCCAGGGGGCAGCGGTAGCGGTATTGCGGCACTTTCATGTCACACCCCCTCTGCGGCCATCTCACGGGCCAGGTAGAGCAAGGCGATGGCGTCGGCCTCGTTGTCGTCTGCCGGGGCATGACCACGGGCTCGGACGGATGCCACCATCTCGTCCTTGCTGGCGTTGCCTTTGCCGGTGGCGTGCTTCTTGATCGTGCCGACCGGAATGCCCTGGTACGGGATCTGGTGGTGCTCGCACCAGGCCGTCAACTGGCCTATGAAGCCACCATATGCGTGCGCGGCGTCGACACCGACGTGGCGTCGGACTTCTTCAAAGACCACCTGGTCGATGCCGTCGTTGCACTGCTTGATGTCGGTGAGCCAGCGCTTGAACCGAAGGAAGCGCATACCACCGCCTTCGAAGCGTTGCGGTTTGAAGGATTGGCTGCCACTGGTGAGGCTGCCGTCGCGGCTGGCCAGTGCCCAGCCTGTTGTGGTGCCCAAGTCGAGGGCGAGGATGGTCGTGTTCATGTTGTCAGTCCTGTTGATCTCGGCCTGACACATCGGACGCAGCGAAACATAACTATCTTCGTGACGCGCGCGCACACGCGTAGAGAAGTTATGTTCAGCCATGTCAGATGCGTCGGGCACGATGGTTTTCATGGGGGTCAGTCGTCCGAATAAGGGGTGTAGGCGGGGGTGTGCGGCTGTTTGAGGCCAATGCCCTGAAACCCGCGCACGCCCATGCTGTTTCGCCATTTCTCAAGCCCACGCGTGATGAGCAAATCGGAGAACTTGCGCTGGGTGCCAATGAATTCCCCTGCCGCTTCGGCCCACTGCTTCCAGTCGGTGAACAGTTCGGCGGTCAGCGACTTGGCGTTGGCGGCACGCACGCAACGTTCGTCGAGCCAGCGCCCAAGGGCGTCTTCAGCTTCGAAGTACTCCGCCGTAGCCGCTTGCACGCAGGCAGGTGGCTGCAGGCCAGATCGCTGCCACGCCAGACACCCGGCCACCGCCCAGGCGAGGATGCCGTCGCGTTCGGCCAGCAGCTTTTCCGTCAAGCGCGGATCACGTCTTTCGGGCGGGATCGTCACCGTGAAGGGAATCATGTGCAGCCGTCGCCGCATCGCCTCATCGATGTTGCGGATGGCAGGCTTGTGGTTGCCGACGATCACCGGCTTGAACTGGGGCGTGTACTCAAAGAAGTCCTTGTGCATGAAGCGCGCCGAGATCTTGTCGCCGCCCGTGATGGCCTTGACCTTGGACTCGTTCAAGCGCCGTCCCTGCTCGGTCTCAATGGCGGTCACAAAGCGCGCCCCGCGCAGGCCCGCCAGATCGGTCGGATGCCGGTCACCGCGCGTTTCGACAAAGGTGTCCATGGACGCTGTGGCGGCATAGTCACCCAGGATGGTGCTGATCACGTTGGCAAACACGCTCTTGCCGTTGGCGCCGGTGCCGTACAGAAAGAACAGTGCATGGGCACTCGTCGCGCCGGTCAGGCAATACCCCACCATCCTTTGCAGGTAGGCTTGCAGTTCGACATCGCCACCTGTGATGTTGGCCAGGAATGCCATCCACTGTGGGCACAGTCCCCGAGGGGTGGCCGTGGTGATCTTGGTCATGCGGTCGGCGCGCTCATTGGCACGTGTACGGCCGGTTTTGAGATCAACCACACCGCCTGGTGTGTTGAGCAGCCAGGGATCGGCGTCCCACTCGTCAGTGGTGGCCGCATGCCTGCGATCGCTTCGGGCCAAGCGCTCCACACCACTGACCGTTCCCGAGCTGGCCAGCTTGGCCGCGATCTTGGGGTTGTCCGTGCGCACGGCGGCGTGGCGACACACGCTGCGGATCAGGTCGGTGGCGGCCAAGGTGTCCTCGTTTCGCCAGCGGTGGCCGTCCCATACCAACCAGCGCCCCCAGGTCGCCACGTAACGCCAGTCACGGTGGTAGCGACGGGTGAAGGCCAGCGCCAGCGCATCCTCCGTTCCCCAGACGGATTCATCGCTGCTGACGGTCGGCTCGGCGTCATCTGTGACGTCGTGCATCTGCAGACGTGGCCCGTGGCTGAGAAAGGTCGCCACATCGACCCCTTCTGCGATGGCGTTGGCCGCATCCCAGCCTTCGGCGGCCTCCTCGGGGGGATAGAGGACATGGCAGGATTTCGCACCGGCTGACAAGATGGCCTGCGCAGCTTGCGCGGCATAGTCCCAGCCCGGCTTGTCGCGGTCGGGCCAGATCAGCACGGACTTGCCAGACAGCGGTGACCAGTCGGTTTTCTCAATCGGCGCGTTGGCGCCGTGCATGGCGGTCGTGGCCACGACACCGACGTCAATGAGCGCCTGTGCGCATTTCTCGCCCTCAACCAGCACGACTTGGGCTGCGTCTTTGATCCCAGGTTGGTTGAACAGTGGGCGTGGATCCGGCGGGGCCATCTTGCGGCGCTTGGCATCCCAGGGCCGAAACTGCTTCTTCTGGCCCGGTGGATCGTAGCGATAGACCACGGCAATCAGGTGACCATCGGCATCAAGATAGTCCCACTTGGCGGTGGCTGGGCCGAGTTCATCGACCGGCGCTTCCTTCTTGGACTTGCGAGCAGGCGTCGGCGGTGACTGCCCCAGCAGATCAGCGGCATGCTGGAGGACGCGTGGGAAGTCGGTCTGTACATCAGCGCCGAGGTGGGCTGCGATCAAATCGAAGATGTCGCCGCCGTCTCCCGTGGCCCGATCGGTCCACAGGCCGGCCTTCTCACCATCGAGCACCACCTCCAGGCTGTCACCGGGACTGCCCAGGACATCACCAATGAGGAATTTGCCTTTGCGCTTTTTTCCGGCCGGGAACAGAGTGGCCAGGACAGACTCCAGCCTTGCGACGAGATCCGCCCTGATCGACTCGCGTGTGACGTCGAGGTCAACTGGCAATTCAGCAGGGGCGTCATTGAAGTCAAGCATGCGACCCGCCTCCCTGTTGCTCGACCCAGTCGATCAACTCCTGGAGCTTGAAGCGCACCAACTTGCCGACACGATAATGCGGCACCTTTAGGCGCTCGCGCTCCTTGGGGTGGGTCAACAGGTACGTCGGAATGTTCAGGCAATGCGCAGCCTCGCGCGCGTCAACCAGACGCTCGCCCAGCACGTCATTCATGGACGGGGTACTCATAGGGGATTCCTCCAGCAGCGGTCCTGCCAGGCGCACATGCGGCATTCGAAATGGGTCGGGTCGTTGAAGCTGCGCGGCAGCAGCTCCCCGGCCTGGGTGGCGGTGATGACCTTGACGGCCCGATCCGACATGCGCTGCGCCAGCGCAGGATCAAAGGGCACGAGCTCGGTGTAGATCTCCATGGTGTCGGCGTTGATCGCCGTGAAGATGGCTGGATGCTCGTGCAGTTCGAGATAGGCTTGGTAGATCGCGACTTGCGCCGCGTAGACGGGCTTGGCCACAGCCAGCTTGTGCTTTTGCAACTCACGCCAGGACTTGGATCCCAGGCACTTGTTCTCCCACAGGGCGGGATAAGCAAAACCCTCGGGGCCGGCAACGATCACGCCATCGACGTGACCCCTGAGCCGCCCGTCAGCCGCCGAGAAGCCAAACTGTTTGCCGTCGGGCTTGCGGGTGCGCAGGTCAAACCCGGCCGCACGCAGCCAGGAGACCATGCAATCCTCCATCACATGGCCACGCTCGAAGATGCGCAGCATGCGCCCCTCCAGGCGACGGCCACTGTCAATGGGCGCATTGGCAAACTCGTATTGCAGGGCGCGCTCGCAGGCCACACCCAGGCGGGAAGCGCCGAGGTAGTCGCGGCCGGGCTCAGA